GTTCGTAGGATCGACTGCCGACTTCCAGGACATGCTTGAAAAAATGAAACGATGAGCTACAACACAGTAAATAATGCTTACCGCGGGAACATAAACCTTAAGCGGGCGAATACACCCGTCGAGTTCACTCCCGAGCTGGCAGAAGAATGGATTCGTTGTGCTGAAGATCCTATTTACTTCTCTGAGAAGTACATCAAGGTCATCACGCTCGACCACGGCTTCGTCAACATTAATCTATATGACTACCAAAAAGAAATCATCGATAGCTTCAACGAGTATCGTAACACGATCGTTGCGACCTCTCGCCAGGCTGGTAAGACCACGACTGCGGTCTGTCTGATCCTTCACTACGTTCTGTTTCACAAAGAAGTCAAGGTCGCAATCCTCGCGAACAAGGCCGACTCAGCACGAGAAGTTCTTGAGCGTATTCAGCTTGCTTATGAAGCACTGCCTGCTTGGCTGCAGCATGGTGTCATGGAGTTCAACAAGTCGAAGATCATTCTCGAGAACAAGAGTCAGATCATCGCGGCTGCTACGTCATCCAGCTCGATCCGCGGTAAGACCGTCAATGTCATCTATATCGACGAAACGGCATTCGTTGAAAACTGGGACACGTTCTACGCTTCGACTTATCCGACCATCTCGTCTGGTAAGGACACGAAGATTCTATTCACGTCGACTCCTCTCGGTCTGAACCATTTCTATAAGTTCTGGGAATTGGCTAACAAGGATCAAGCGACTGAAGAATGGAACGGCTTCAATCCGATCCGAGTCTCATGGAGAGAAGTTCCCGGTCGTGATGAGACCTGGAGAAAGAACACTCTTGCAGCACTCTCGTTTGATGCTCAGAAGTTCTCCCAGGAGTACGAGGTTGAGTTCCAAGGCTCGAGCGGTACGCTGATCTCGGGTGACAAACTCAAAGCTCTCGTGCATCAGATTCCCGTCACCAATGACCGACAGGGTCTCGTGCAGTACTATCGTCCAGAACAGGGACACACGTACATCCTCGTCGCAGACGTAAGCCGCGGCAAGGGTCTTGACTACTCAGCATTCCAAGTGGTTGATGTAACAAAGACTCCATACCAGCAGGTGTGCGTCTTCCGATCTAACCTGATCTTGACGACAGATTATTCTGATATTATCTATCGTATCGCTATCGCATATAACTCAGCTCACGTGCTTGTCGAGAACAATGATATCGGTGCACAGGTGGTCGACATCCTGCATTTAGATTATGAATACGAACACCTTCTCTTCACGCGTAATGCTGGAGCGAACGGTAAAGCAATCACATTCGGCGGTAAGGGACACGACCAAGGTGTCCGCACTTCGTCAAGTGTGAAGGCAATCGGCTGCTCGATGCTCAAGGCGCTGGTCGAACAGGACAAGCTAATCATCAATGACTTCGAAACGATTGAAGAGCTGTCAGTCTTCTCGAAGCGAGGAAAGAGCTACGAGGCAGAACCTGGCAAGCACGATGACCTTGTGATGCCGTTGGTGCTCTTCGGATGGATGTCTAATCAAGCGTTCTTTAAGGACCTGACAGACTACGACATCATGAAGGCACTACGTGAGCGTACCGTCGAAGAGATCGAGGAGAACCTCTTGCCGTTTGGCTTTATCGTTGACGGACGTGAAGAAGACGAGTTCGATCCATATGATGCAATGGACCGTTCATTCTACTTCTAAGTGGATCTGAAGACGTTCCTTCAGCTTAACGATGACCAACTCGAGGAGAGCAATTTCCTCGAGTGTTTCTTTCGCGGAGGGTGTTGAGTCTCTGTCCTTCCACAACCGGTCAATCCGGAGGGCTTGATCCTTCAAGCGGAAGAACAGATCGCCATCAAGCCGGATCATTGATGGCGTCCTTGTAGTAAGCCTCAAAGGCACGATCGTAGTTCTCGTAGGAAGCTTCGAGACCTTCTTCCTCGTAAGGATTGTTGTAATCCTTGCCGGCGAGCGCGTCAAGCATACCGCTACGATATGCGCTTTCGATGTGAGCTACCATTTAAGCCTCCTTGAAATAGCTGTAAGGGAGATTGTAGTGGAAGCAGTAGGCGTCCATGCCGTACCACTTGACGTCGTTCTCAAGACCGAGACCTTGGATGTCCCAGCGGATGGCCGTCTCGCGATCCTTCGCGCCGGTCGAGATGATGTTGGTGATGTGAGCCTCGAACCGCTCTGCTGCAAGTTTCTGTACAGCGCGTTCGTGTTCGATCTCGGCGTGAACTTCAGCAGAGAGGTCTTCTGCGACCTTCTTGAGTTCCTCGGTGGACAGTGGGGTCCATTCGGCCCACTGCCAGTCGCGAGGACGGTAGCCTCGAGCGTCTTTGTGAGCGTCGGAAATGTAAGAAAAAAGTTCTTCGCGTTCGGTCCGTTCCATTTTAGATCTCCACACATTCATCTGAACGATGCCACTTCAATGTGGCGTTGCTGAAATAAACACCTTCACACTCTTGCATTGCAATGAATGTGCTTTTGAAGCCGTATTCATGCCAGATGGCCCAACCGAGGCCGTTCTGGGTATAATCGTAGGTAGCGATAAAGTATTCGCCTTTGTGGAGGACCACTGCCTTGTCTTTCCAAGCAGCACGTTCCGCGGGAAGATCGTCGAGAGTGATTGTCTTTCCCTTAGCTGCTGTAAAGATCTTCATGATAGCAATCCTCAGTTTTCTGTGACTACGAGTTCGGACTTGAGATAGGTGTAAGTCGGAGGAAAGGGAAGATCAACTACCGCCTGAACCAGGACTCGGTCGCCTTTATCTTCAAGAACAATAAAGCGAAGTTCTTCGTCACCCTGTTCCAGGATTTCTTTGAACTTTACCTTCTGTCCTACTTTCATTTTGAAGTTTCCTTCCCTTTTGATATTTCTATCTTATACCAATCGTCAGGAATGTAAATACCCAATTTTATAAATATTCAAAAATAAAATGCTATAGTTTCATCATAAAGGAGAAAACACAATGGGTTTTAGCGTAAGTCCCGGTGTGAACGTCACGGAAGTAGACCTGACGACCATCGTCCCAGCCGTTTCTACCACAGAGGGTGCCGTCGGAGGCGTTTTCGTTTGGGGTCCGGTAGAAGACCGTGACCTCATCAGCTCACAGGATGAGCTGCGTGCAAGATTTGGTCCACCAACATCAGATAACTATGAGACGTGGTTCACTGCGTCTAACTTCCTCGACTACGGCAACAAGCTGTGGGTATCTCGCGCTGCTTCGTCAAACGCGTACAACTCACTTGCTGTTTCTAACACTGGTCAGGTAGCAATTTCTAACACTCAGATTAAGAATGCAGTCGACTACGGAACAAAGACCTTTGCTAATACGCAGGTTCAGTTCTTCTCGAAGTACCCAGGCGTTCTTGGCGACTCACTGAAGATCTCTGTCTGCGACTCTGCTAACGCATACGTCAAAGCAGTTTCTCTCGGTGGTGCAAACGTTGTATTCACGGTCGGTTCTAACACCGCGGTCGTATCTGCAACCGGTAACACTGTTGCTGCTGTGGACTCATTCGCAGTTAATGATTGGATCGTAGCAGGTAACACCACGATCGGTACTCAGTACCTCAAGATCTCTCGCATCGGTACTCCAGTAACTGCAAACGGTATCACCACTGCTGCTCTTACCTTCACTGAGCGTTACTACCTGACTCAGGACTACAGCGAAACTGCTACAGTACGTCGCTACTGGGAATACTTCAATGTCGTTGACGGCGCTCCTACGACTTCTGTTTATGCAGACAATCGTGGCGGTGAAGGCGATGAACTTCATATCGTTGTTGTTGACCAAGACGGTAAGATCACTGGTACTCCAAACCAGGTTCTCGAAGTTTGGCAGGGTCTTTCTCGCGCCAAGGATGCTAAGGGCGAACAGGGCGGATCGATCTACTACAAGGACGTTCTGAACCAGTCTTCTAAGTACGTTTGGTACGCAAATGACCGCGTAGGTGCTGCTTCGGTTAACACTGCTGATGCATCTGTAACAGCTACGACTGACCGTGCATACACTGCATCGTTCAATGGTGGTGCCGATGGTGCTACTGAGAACACGATTAGTCTTGGTGATATGATCCGTGCTTACAACCAGTTCCGTGCTGCTGAAGAAGTCGACGTATCGCTGATCCTTACCGGTAAAGCAGTACCGACCCACGGTGTACGTGGTATGGGTCTTGCAAAGTACCTCATTGAGAACATTGCAGAATACCGCAAGGATGCTATCGTCCTCGTGTCTCCTCAGCTGAGCGACGTTGTTAACAACCCGTTCCAGGAAGCTGAGTCGGTTGTTCTAACTCGTAACGAGCTTGGTTCATCATCATATGGTGTTCTTGACTCGGGCTACAAGTACCAGTACGACCGTTACAATGACACGTATCGTTGGGTTCCGCTCAATGGTGACATTGGTGGTCTTATCGTTCGTACCGACGAAACTCGTGATCCTTGGTATTCTCCAGGCGGCTTCAACCGCGGCAACATTAAGAACGTTGTCAAGCTGGCTTACAACCCGGACAAGGGCGACCGCGACTTGCTTTACAGCAACAGCATCAACCCAGTCGTAACCTTCACGGGTGAGGGAACTATCCTGTACGGTGACAAGACGCTTCAGACTAAGGCATCTGCCTTCGATCGTATTAACGTACGTCGCCTCTTCATCGTCCTCGAGAAGGCAATCTCGACTGCTGCTAAGTACACCTTGTTCGAGTTCAACGACTCGTTCACTCGTGCTCAGTTCCGCAATCTCGTAGAGCCTTACCTCCGCGATGTTCAGGGCCGTCGTGGTATCCATGACTTTAAGGTTGTCTGCGATGAGACGAACAACACCGGACAGGTGATCGATGCTAACCAATTCGTTGGTGACATCTACATTAAGCCGGCTCGTTCGATCAACTTCATCAACCTCAACTTCGTTGCAGTACGCACGGGCGTTGACTTTAACGAAGTCGTCGGACAGTTCTGATATTAATCTAGAAATGCACTAAGGGAGCTTCGGCTCCCTTTTTTTTTATTGCGCAGTTCTCTCTAGGGCTTCGCCACTCGAACACATCAGCACCGCGGCAGAGTTACTCATGCCATTTGCGGCCGCCTTATCCAGGCATTCATTGCTGCTATGTGTTGTTAGAAAGATCATCGTCGATATCATGATGAACGCAATTACGACGGCTATCTTCGTCAATGGTCCTGGGTTCTTCAAGCTCTCTTCACTGTTAGACACATTAGTTACTCCTTATTGCTCAGTCGAGTCCTGTAACTCGAACATCTGAGACTCAGTTATACATTTGAACTCAATTCGTTTGACAGAATCTCCCACGGAT